GTGGCGGGCAAGAAGAAGGCGGGCCGGCGACGCGGGAATGGCGACGGCGGCCTGTACTGGATCGAGTCCCGGAAGCTGTGGCGCGCGGTCGTCGACAACGGGTACACGCCGGACGGTCGTCGCCGGCAGCTCTCAGCGACGGGCCGCACCGCGGAGATCGCGCGCGAGAAGCTCAAGGAGAAGCTGCACGAGATCGATGCGTTCGGTGCCCCGATCGACAAGACGAAGAAGGTGCAGGACTGGGCGGCGCACTGGCTCGACACCGTGACCAAGCCGAAGCTCAAGCCGAACGCGCAGCTGTCCTACGAGTCGGTCACGCGGAACTGGATCACCCCCGTCCTTGGTGGTCGCGCGGTCGCGACCCTCAAGCCCTCCGACGTGCGCGCGGTCGTCAAGAACGTGACCGACTCGGGCCGCTCGTCGTCGACCGCGCTCAAGGCGTACAACATCCTGTCCGGGATGCTCGAGGCAGCGCGGGTTGAGGGCCTGTGCACCCGGAACGTTGCGAACGACGTCAAGCCCCCAGCCGCGGCCGTCTCCACCCGCGGCGCGCTCTCCACCGAGGACGCCCTACGCGTCCTCAAGGTCGCCGCCGAGCGCCCCGACGGAGCGCGGTGGTGGGTGGCTCTCCTCGCCGGCCTCCGACAGGCCGAGCGCATCGGCGCACGCCTGTCGTCCCTCAACCTCGACGACGAGCAGCCGCAGCTCGCCGTCGAATGGCAGCTGGACGAGATCCCGTCCGAGCACGGCTGCGAGCGCCGCGAGGACGGCACCTGGTCGTGTGGGAAGAAGCGTGGGGCGTCGTGCCCGCGGAAGCGGCTCAAGATCCCGTACGGCTTCGAGTACCTCCACCTCGTCGGCCGCCTCTGCCTCATCCGCCCGAAGTCCGGGCGTACCCGGTACGTCCCGCTGATCCCAGCGCTCGCCGCGGCCCTGCAGGCGGACATCGCTCGCGCGGCCGACAAGCCGAACCCGTACGGCCTGATCTGGCGGCACGACGACGGATCTCCGATCCTGCCGGACGAGGACCAGCAGGAGTGGCGCGAGATCCTGTACGAGGCCGGCCTGATTACGAAGGAGCAGTGCGTGCCAGGCTCCGACGTTCCGACGACGCACTGGGCCCGGCACACGACGGCGACCGTGCTCATGGAGCTCGGCGTCGACGCAAAGATCATCGGCGAGATCGTCGGCCACCAGTCCGAGGCGGTCACCCGCCGCTACCAGCACGTGTCCTCCGCGGCCGCACGCGAGGCGATGGCGAAGATCGGATCGCACTTCGAGCTGAGCGCCTGACCATCAAGAGAAAGAGCCCCACCGGTCAATCCGGTGGGGCTCTTTCGTCATTCAGGACAGTGCTCGAGCGAGCTCGTTCGTCAGATGACCTCGTGAAGACCGGCTGTAGGTGCGCTCGCCGAGGCGCTGGATGCACATAGCTCGATAGTCGTCGATCAGCTCGACCGTCACACCGAGCTCCTCCGCGATGTCGAATGCGTCGGCGCTGATCTGCTCGGCGGCCGCGTAGTCGATCGGGTGGACGAGGAGGTAGGCGGCGTACGCGCGTGCCTGGCGTTCGATGCGGCTGTTGTGAGCGTCGCCGCAGGTGTGTCCGTGGTGGACGTGTCCGAGTTCGTGTGCGATGACGCAGCGTTTCTCGTCCGGGGTCAGCGCGATATCGACCTTCACTGCCCGCTCCTCGACGTCGTAGAACCCGTTCGCGTCGTCGATGTGCGCGTACACGATCCTGACGCCGTAGGACGCAGCGAGAGCGATCAGGTCCTTCATGCGCTTCCCCTCATTCGGCGTGCGGAACGTCCGCCTTCCGCGGCCCCCTGTGAGCTGCGCGGCCGTACGCCGACTGGACCTCGTTGGTGATCTCGATGTCCGCCTCATCATCCTCGGCGACAGGTGTGACATTGGCTCGATTGGGCAGCGCCTCGACCTTGGATGAGCGGGCCGCGTCAACGAGGATCGGCAGAACCTTCTGAACGGTCGCAGCCTGGTCGGCGTCGCTCAACGCATCGAGCATCGGCCCGATGATCGCCAGCCACTGCTGGGTCGAGCCGCGCAGTACGTGGCCGCTGAGTTCGACATCAAGCGCCACGAACAGCCGCTCGAGCACCTCCGCCTGTCCGGTTACCTGACCTCGCTCGATGTTGCGGATAGTCCGGGGGGACACGCTGGCCGCAAACCCAAGATCCTCCTGGGTCATGCCCCGGCTCATCCGGAGGTCGCGGATTGCAGTGCCGTAGAGGGAACGCTCGGCTGCCGTGGCGCGCCGGAGGTCGACATTCGACCAAACAATTTCTTGCCCATCAGGTCCCGTAATCACGGGCATGACACTAGCGAACCTTGCCGGTCTGACGCAAGGGGCCCCGGAAACACTCGGCACGTTGCTTCCCATAACCGGAAAGAGCGCGTACGCTCTTGCCCATGACCAAGACCACCAATCCCGGCGCAGGCATCCGACTGCTCCGTGAAGAGGCTGGCCTCACGGTGAACGAACTCGCGAGCCGCATGGGGGCATCTGCTTCCTACGTCTCGCGAGTGGAGCGGGGAACAGCCCGAGCCTCGAACCTCTGGCTCGGCAACGCGGCGAGCACGATCGCAGCGCACCTCGCTGGTACCGATACCGACGTACCGGAGGTCGCAGTCGCATGACAGACCTCCTGATCGCGTACCCACCCGAGCTCCTCCTCAAGAAGCACGTTGCCCATCTTCTCTCCACGTCTGAGTGGGGGGTCTCGCAACTCGTCGCACAGAAGAAGCTCATCCCCGTCGACGACGGGGGCAAGTGGCAGAAGTTCCGTCTCGACGACGTCCGGAGCTACATCCGCTCCCTCCCCGAGAAGCACTAGCTCTTCCCCATCTTCCGATCATCGCGCCTCACGGAGGGCGCTGATCGGCGCGCCCGGAAACGGCCCGAGAGGGCACGCCCCCGCCGCACTCGACATCTCAGAACTACACAGAGGGCCCACCAGCCGCGAGCCGTACCGCCACCTTGGCGACGGCCGCGACCACGGAGGTCACAGAAGCGACCCACGTCCCGTCCGGCTCTGCAACACGAGCACCCCGCGCAACAGGGGAGACGGGCGACGTGAACGCCGGCCAGGCCGCGAGATCCGCGGTGCACCGGCAGGTCTGACAGGTCCGGCGACGCGCAGCCGGAGCGCCCGAGGTTCGACGTCCTCGGCAGACCACGACAGCGACGGAGTTGACCCGAACCTCCGCCGTCGCTGCTCCCTCTCACCCGACACCGAGCGGAAGGAGCGCGGCCATGCCCGCAGCCCGCAGACACGACATCAACACCAGCCATGCCGCAGCCCGCAGCGTCCACAAGCCGAGCGAAGTGCAGCAGCGGATCCTCAGCATCCTGCGGAAGTCGGCATGGTCCGGCGACCGCACCGGACTCACCGACGAGCAGATCATCGCCCAGTACAAGGAGCAGTTCGCCGCCGACGTCGTCCCCACGGAACAGTCGATCCGGTCCCGCCGAGCCGAGCTCGTCGCCGCCGGCAAGGTGCGCCGCAGCCTCACCCCCGGCAAGTCGGGCACCGGCCGACCGTCAGCAAAGTGGACCACGACCGCATGAGCGGCAACGTCCCGTCCGGCGACATGTACGGCAAGTACTTCCCCGGCGAGCCCTTCGTCCTCGACTTCACCCCCACCGCACAGCAGGTCGCAGCGGTCACCGCGCTCGCCGAGCAACGCGCCGCCGACGACCTGCTCCCCATGCTGCTCGGCGACGGCGGCCTCGTAGAGGTCGACCGATGAACGCCGAGTCGCCGGTCCTGCTCGTCCTCGACCGCGGCGTGATCAGCGACGACGAGCTGCCCGAGATCCTCGACGACGTCCGTTACGTGCAGTGGGGACATCGCCCGTACAGCACCCCGATGTTCTACCCCGCCGGCCCCGACTGCCCCCACCAGACCGCCGACCCCGACCACCCGGAACACCTCAACGGCTCCTGGCCGGACGGCAACGCGCTCTGCATGCTCCGCCCCGCCGGCCACGGCTGCTCCGAGTGCGAAAGCGACGACTGCGCAATCGACGCCCGACGCTCCTGGCTCGCCGACGACCTCACCGCCCTCTGGTGGCTCGTCTCCGACGCCGACGACACACCCCGCAACGAAGGCGCGGCGCTCGCCGCAGCCACCCACTGATCGAAGGACCACACCCATGAGCACCACAGCCCGCAAGAACCGCAAGCGCCTCCGCCACGACGACCTCGCGCTCCGCGCAGCGCTCGCCGCGAGAGGCCTGCCCACCGACAGCGTCTACGTACACCCGCCGTTCCAGCACCCGGTGAAGGTCGGGACGCCGCTCGCGCAGCGCACCAAGAACGTGCAGCGCCGCGACGCCCGGCTGCAGCGCGAGATCGACATCGCCAACCGGCGCGGCTGGCTGTCCCGACTGCTCTTCCGCACCCGATGAGGACCGCAGCTGCGCTCATGTACGCGGCCCTCGTCGCAGTCGCGTTCGCGTCCGGCTTCGACCGCTCGACGCCCATCTGGGCGGTCCTCGTGGTCGCCTTCGTCGCGCTATTCATGGCGTCGCTCTTCCGCATTCACCGCGTCATCAACGCACCGAAGAAGGAGTCGTGATGCAGACCCAGACGTTCACCGAGACGCTCGTCGTCGTCACGTGCGGCGCAGCTGGTTGCGGTCAGACCTTCGGCATGACGAGGTCGTTCTACCGCCAGGTCTGTGATTCGCACGAGACTTGGTACTGCCCGAGTGGTCACCCGCGCGCGTACCTCGGAGAGTCTGAGCTCGACAAGGAGCGATGCCTCCGGCAGGCGGCCGAGCGGCAGGCCGGCTACGCGCGAGCATCCCGTGACGCTGCGCGCGATCAGGCCGAGGCGGCGGAACGTTCCGCGCGCGCCTACAAGGGGCACGTCACGCGGCTGCGGAACCGGATCGCCAACGGGGTATGCCCGGTTCCGTCCTGCCGGCGCTCGTTCGAGAACGTGCGTCGCCACATCGCGGGCCAGCACCCGGACTGGGCTCACGAGCACCCAGACGCGATGACGCCGTGAGCGACGACGAGAACCAGAAAGCAGCCGAACTCGTCCCGCGGGCGTGGCGGAACCACCACCGATCCCGCCGCGCCCACGACCTCCGCCGCGACATGACCGCCGCCGACGAGTCCCTCGTTGTCATCGAGTGGTGGAAGACCGACGAACAGGACAACGCCTCGTGAGCCGAACCCGCGGCCGCGAGCGTCGCCGCATCCTCGCGCAGCTCGAGCCGAAGCCAATCCGGTACGTCGAGGAGACGTCGCCGGCGCGCCTGCTGCAGACCGAGGACGTCGGCCTCGTCATCGCCTTCCGCACTGCAGGGCACCGCCTCTCGCGGGAACCCCATCACCGCACCATCGGGACGCTCGTCGGCGTCCGCCCACCCGACCCCACCTCACCGAACCGCATGCATCTCGTCGTCCAGATGGGCGTCGAGCAGCAGACGTTCCTCGTGAACGTCGGCGAGCCGGTCACCATCCGGAGACCCTCATGACCATGTTCTGGCAGGACGACACCGTCACCCTGCACCACGGACACGCACTCGACGTCGCCCGTACGCTCCCGACCGCGTCGGTCCAGGCGATCGTCACCTCACCGCCCTACTTCGGACTCCGCGACTACGGACACGACGACCAGATCGGATCCGAACACACCGTGTCCGAGTACGTCACAGCCCTCGTGCAGCTGCTCGACGAGCTGCGGCGAGCGCTCGCCGATGACGGCGTGCTGTGGCTGAACCTCGGCGACACGTACGCGGGCCGGGCGAACGGTGGGCCGTCGTACGACGGCAGTCGCGGGAAGGGCCGGCCGGGCGGTATCCCGAAGCGGCGGCGGACGACGGGGGAGGCTCCGTACAAGTCGCTCATCGGCGCGCCCTGGCGTGTGGCTCTCGCCCTGATCGACGACGGGTGGCTGCTGCGGTCGGAGGTGATCTGGGCGAAGCCGAATCCGATGCCCGAGTCGGTCTCGGATCGGCCGACCAGGTCACACGAGCACGTCTTCATGCTGACGAAGGGGCCCCGGTACTACTACGACGCTGCTGCTGTCGCTGAGCCCGCGATCGAAGCGGGCAGGCTGATCACCGCGTACCCGGCCGAGGCGAAGCTGCACGACACTGGGGCGTTCATCCGGAACAGACCCGGCCTGCAGGACCGCGTCGTCCCAACGATGCGGAACAAGCGCGACGTGTGGGAGATCGCGCCGGCGCACTTCGACGGGGCACACTTCGCCGTCATGCCGGCAGCGCTCGCCAGAACCTGCGTCCTCGCGTCCACCCGCCCCGGCGACGTCGTGCTCGACCCGTTCTCCGGGTCCGGCACCACCGGCATGGTGGCGACCCAGGAAGGCCGGCGGTACGTCGGCATCGACCTGAACGCCGACTACCTCGACCTCAGCCTCCGCACCCGCTTCCAGCAGCCGGCGCTCGCGATGGGACTCGAAGCATGAGGTCGACCATCCAGCTGGTCGGCGGCCCCGCCGATGCGCGTGGAGAACAGCAGGACACCCCGCTCGGACCTCCCGAGGTGATCGTCGAGATCGGCGGCGTCGGGCACGTGTACCGCCCGGCGGACCCGCCGCGGGTGTCGCCGGACGGCGTCGAGCTGTACGTGTGGGCGGGTCCCCGGTGAGCGAGGCGCTCGCCGCAGGGGAGGCATGGTCGATCGTCCTCCCGTACGAGACGCCGCCTTTGACGGAGAACCAGCGCATCCACTGGGCGACCCGGCGGAAGCTCGTCGCCCGTGTGCGTGAGCGCGCGTCGTGGGAAGCCCGTTCGCGGCGCATCCCACCGCTCAGCCGGTGCCGCGTCGACCTCGAGTGGCACGTCGCCACGAACCACCGCCGCGACGCCGACAACGTCGTCCCCACCCTCAAGGCGCTGTGCGACGGCCTCGTCGACGCCGGCGTCGTCCCCGATGACACCCCAGACCTGATGGAGAAGACGATGCCGGCCATCGTCCGCCTCCCCACCGGTCGCAAGAAAGCGGATCAGTTCCTGCTGCTCCGCATCACCGAACTGATCACCTGACCCGAACGGAGCAACCTCTTGCCCACCTTCACCGCACCCCTCGCCGAACTGCAGCGAGCACTGCACGCTGTGACGCCACACCTCGACTTCGACACCTGGACGCCCGCGCTCGAGTGCGTGAACGTGGTGAACGACGGCCCCGACGTCCTGCTCCTCAGCACGGACCGGTTCAGCGCCGCCGAGTACCGACTCCCGCACGTCGAGGTCCTCAACCCCGACGTCGTACGAGGCGGCGAGGTCTTCCTCCTCCCGGAGGACGCCGTCGAGCACATGCGGGACTTCAACGCCCTGCCGAACTCGGACTGGGACGACGCGCCACCGCAGTACGCTCCCGACGGCTGGGCCGTCACCGTCGAGCTCGTCGACGCGGACCTCAACGACCTCTCCACCGGCGCTCTCCTGGTCACCATCGTCGACGACGCCGGGGTCACCCAGTCCATTCGGCGACTCGAGTCGCGGAGAACGAGCTTCCCCGCAGTCCACAGCCTCTTCCCCGGCGGGCTGACCCCAGCCTCCACCATCGGGGCGAGCGCGAACCTGCTCGGACGGGTGGCGAAGACCGCGGCCGTCGTCGGCGATATGTTCGGGCCCACCGAGATCACCATCAGCACCGGGCAGGTCGAGAACCGCCGCCCGGTGTTCGTGATCGAGTACGGCGATGCTCCGGTCCGAGTGCTCTTCTCGCAGCGAGAGCTCACCGCGGCCGCCGGCGGGGAGTAGCCCGTGGACGTCGGCTACACCTACGCGGCGAAGGGCACGCTCGAACGGCTCGCGCTGTACGTCCCGCCCGAGTTCGTGCCGCCCACGTCGGTCACCGTCACCGTGGCCGGCACGCCTGTCGTGTTCGTCCGCCTCTCCGACGTCGTGCTCACCTGCGGGAACGTCGCCGGCGTCCAAGGCAGCTGCACCAGCGCCGAGTGCCACCGCCGCGTGATCGGCGAGTGCCAGTGCGGCCGACACCGCGGGCTCCTCGACCGCGACCCAGACGACATGCGACCTCGCATCGAGATCCGTGTCCACGAAGAAGGATCCACCTGATGCGCATCCGATCCACCAAGCCCGAGTTCTGGCGCTCCGAACGGATCGCGTCGGTCTCCTGGGACGCCCGGCTGCTCCTCAAGGCGCTCGAGTCGTTCGTCGATGACAACGGCGTCGGCCGGGACGACATCGCACTCATCATCGGCGACCTGTTCCAACGCGATCTCATTCGCGAGCCCTCGCGAACAGTCGCGAGGGTGTCCGAAGGGATCTCCGAGCTCCACCGGGCCGGACTTATCCACAGGTACGAGTCCGAAGGCACCAATCTGCTCTACCTGTCGTTCTGGGAGTCGGCGCAGCGGATCGACAAGCCCCAGCCGGGACGTTTCCCCAGGCCAGACGGCACTTTGAACTACAAGCAATCCGTCATTCGCGAATCCTCGCGAATCCTCGCGAACGCTCCGCCGTCCCTCGCGCCTGGAACAGGGGAACAGGGGAACAGGGGAACAGAGGAACAGGGGCATGACACTACTTACCTTTCAGAGACATCTCACCCTGGTAACCGTGCGCGTGAAGCCGAGGAGTTGAAGGGTCTGCTGAACGAGGAAGCGGAACGTCTCGGGATCTCCGACACGGACATGCTCGTCGCCACCCTGGCTCCTGCTCTCGGCCCGCTCGAGGTCGCGCCGGCGATCGATGTCGCCCGCGAAGTCCTCGGCCGCGCCTCCGAGGTGCCACGCGACCCGCTCGCGTACCTCGCCGCCGCCTGCCGTGAACCGGAGAAGGTGCGCGCCATCCACGCCCAGCTGCAGCACCCCACGGGAGAGGCCGCCTAGGCACACACCACTGACATCAGAGGAACACCATGCCTACGACCACCAGGAAGTCATGCCCGCCGGACCACAAGCACGGCGCGACCCGCAACTGCTACAACTCACACGGCTGCCGCTGCGAGGACTGCACCACCAGCATCACCGAGGCGCAGCGTGAGTACCGCAAGGCGAAGGCTTACGGCCGCTGGACATCACCGCTCGTCGACGCGGCACCTGCTCGCGCCCACGTCGAGTGGCTTCGGCAGTTCGGGATCGGCGTCAACCGGATCGGCCGTATCGCCGACTTCCGGATGATCAGCCGCCTCGTCTACGGAGCGCCGCCGGCCGCGCCCGGACGACCCCGCATGCCGCTCCGCCGCATCGACGCCGAGAAAGCACGTCGGATCCTCGCGATCCGACCCACCTTCGACCTGATCGCAGACGGCGCTCGAGTGCCGGCGCGCGGCACCCAGCGCCGACTGCAAGCACTCGTCGCCCACGGGTGGACCCAGCAGCACCTCAGCTGTGAAGCAGGCTTCCGACCGAACGAGGTGCATCGCATCATGCAGGCGTCGCTCGTGACCGGGCGGACGCACCGCATCGTGGAGCAGCTCTTCGACCGCATGTGGCAGACGATGCCGCCGCGCACGACGACCGTCGAACGGAGCAACTACCAGCGGGCGCAGTCCCTCGCTCGAGCGAAGGCGTGGGTGCCTGCCCTCGCGTGGGACGACATCGACCTCGATGACGCACCTGCTCGGGTCGAGCGAGCCAACGACGACGTCGACGAATCGGCCATCGAACTAGCCATCAGCGGAGAGGGCGTCGACCTGACCCCCGCGGAACGCCGCATCGCGATCCGACGCCTCCACGCCGACGGACTCACCGACCCCGAGATCGCCGCCCGCATCCGCTGCTCCGACCGAACCGTCCTCCGGATCCGCTTCCACGAGTTCGGCCTCCCGCACAACGACACCAACCACAACCCGACCACGGCCCACCAGGCCGCCTGAACCGACAGGACACAGACCATGAGCACCACGTTCCGCAAGAAGCCCGTCGAGGTCGAGGCGATGCAGACCGCGCCGATCGACCCGCTCGTCGCCGAGAAGGACCGCGAGGAGCAGAACCGCCTCGTCGCCCAGTGGGTCGTCAACGGGGGCGGTGACGTCCGTGACTTCGGGCGATCCTGGATCGAGATCAGGACGCTCGGGGGGGTCATGACTGCCGCCCCGGGAGACTGGATCATCCGGGGTGTGCAGGGCGAGTTCTACCCCTGCAATCTCGACATCTTCGAGGCGACGTACGAGACCGTCGTGCCGGACGAGATCCCGACCGGTGACCCGTATCGTGATCGTGCGATCGAGCGGTTCTTCACTGCGAGCGAGCACGAGGACGTCGTTGCGCTCCGGGACCGCATCGTCGACCTCGGCGCTGAGATCACCCGCCGCGTCCCGCAGGGCCGGAACCAGTCGCTCGCGCTCACCGCACTCGAGGACGTGCAGATGCGCGGCAACCGTGGGATCTTCGCTCCGGAGCACCTCCGATGAGTCGCAGCCGCACCCCGGAGAACTTCCCCCGCATGAAGGTCCGCGGCGGCCGTCGCCGACTCCATGCCCGCGTCGAGCAGGCCTGGCGCGGCGTCCGCGAGCCAATCGAGAACCTCCGCCAGGTGCTCGTCCGCATCGAAATCGACGTCCGAGCGTTCGCCGAAGCGATGAACCGGATGGCACGCCAGATCCGCGTCTCCATATGGCTCACCCAGAAGCGCGCCCACGACCAGTGGGTCGCCCGCCACGCAATCCCCGCGGCACCCGCCCGAGAGGACGTCGCGCGATGACCACCGACACCGCGGAGCTCCGCACCCGAGCCCGCAACGTCGCAGAGATGGAACTCCCCGGCACCGCTCGGGCGCTCACCGAAGCCGCCGACGAGATCGACGCACTCCGCAGAGCGCTCGCCACGGTGCCGCACGCCGAGCTGTGCCGACTGCTGATGGTGCGCGACGGTGAACCCTGCAGCTGCGAGAAGAGCGCCGCCCCCACGCCGCTGGCACCGTCCCTCGACCCGCTCGTGCTGATCCCGGACGCGACGACGATCACGTACCTCGGCGTCACCCGACTCAACGTGCATGGGCCCGCCGGCCGAGTCCTCGGCGTCTTCGGTCTCACCGGGGCGCAGGTCGAGCAGCAGGACGACGGTCGCACCCTCGTCGTCGTCTTCGAGCAGGAAGGACAGAACACATGACCGCGCAGAAGTACAGCATCATCGCGGACCGGGCACGAGGGGACATCATCGGACCAGCAGGAGATGGTGACCGCGTAACGTACGGACGCAACGGGTGGGGCCAGGTTGTCGCCGTCCGCATCGAGCGCCCAGTGCCGACCACCGACGAGCAGTGGGACAAGATCGACGATCTGACCCGCGAGTGGCGGCAGGCCATCATCACGGACGACGAGTACAGCAATGCCGTGCGGGCGTTGCTGCCCTCCCCGCACCCGCCGACGCGCGAGCAGATCGCGGAGGCCCAGGACGTTGTGCGGTCGCTGCGTGCCCGAGCTGCATCGCGGGAAGCCGCCCATATGACCCTCCCCGATCCTGCTGCCCGCGGTGCGTTCGCTCGCGACGCTCGACTCATGCGAGAGGCGGCTGATGCGTTCGACGCCGTGCTCGCCCTGATCCGGAACGGAGCCGACCGATGAGCGGCGGCAGCGAGTCCGAATCGACTGATCCAAAGTGGAAGACCGTGGCTGAGCCGACCGTGCAGGTGCCGGTGTCGTTGATCGAGCGGGCCGGGAATGCGCTACTGGAAGTGCCACCGTCCAGCGTCAACGCGAGCATCTACAGCGAACTGCACGCCCTGCTCTCGCAGCCGACCCCGACCGCCGAGCCGAACAACTGGGCGAACGGGCACCGGTGGCCGTGCACGCGCTTCTACACGAGCGCGACCGAGCGGGATGCATGCACGTGCAATGCCGCCCCGCCCAGCATCACCGACATGGTGCCGGGGACGACGTTCACAGCGAAGACGCCGACCGGATGGAGGCGCTGTCTTCGCGCAACGGGCTTCGGTGTGTACGTGGCGGAAGGCCAGTGGGACTACAGCCGCATCGACCCGTCCACGATCCGCGACGTGACCCCGCCGCGTCCCGCAACCGTTCGTCAGGACGAACCGAAGTGGAACGCGACGTGACCCCGGCGCTCGCCATCGCGCTGGACGCCGTCTGCTGCCTCATCGCAGCGGGCGGCGTCTTCGTAGCCCAGGTCGTCACGGACGACGCGTGGCGGAACCGCTGGCACTGACCACCCATACACCACCCGCTCCACCAACCACGAAGGACCCCATGAAGAAGAAGCTCATCGCCGCCGCCCTCGCCGCGGCTGCCGCTCTCACCCTCGCAGGCTGCACGAGCGAGGCCGACACGACGTCCTACAACCTCTCGAAGGACGCCGACAACTTCAAGATCCACCGGCAGATCGTGTTCCACAACGACATCACCGACTCGTACATCGCCGAGGTGTCCGGCCTCTGCTCCCTCGGCAACGACGACGGAGCCCACGAGACCACCGTCACCTGCAAGATCGGCCCCAACAAGTACGTCAAGGAGATCTTCCGGATGGGCGACAACACGTCGGTGTCCTCCATCCAGTCGGAACCCGTCGACGCCGACCCCTACCGCTACAAGATCATCTTCAAGCCCGAGCAGATCATCCCCGACATCGAAACCCGCACCAGCGCCGGCGAATAGCCCGACACCCCCCCCACAACCGAACACCACGCGGCGAGCGCCACCCCGACCAGGGGCACGGCGCTCGCCGCGTCTCATCCCAGGAGGAACCCGAAATGACCGATACGACGGATCACTGGAACGCGACCGCTTCCCGGCTCGAGCAGCGGTGCCTGCCCGAGATCGTTCCGCCGGACGAGACCGCACGAGAAGCCGCTGAGGCGTTGCGTGCGGCTGCCGAGAGAGTCAATGGGTTGCCGCGGTGGGGTGAGGTCGAGCTCGCCGTCGCTGACCACTTCCAGTCCGACATCGAGGATGTTGCCGAAGCCGTCATGGCCCTCATCTGGCCGGAGGGCGGCTGGACGAAGGACCTGACTCCAGCGGCAGCGGCGGCGGCCGAGGTTCGGGCCGAACGAGCACGGCAGGACGAAAAGTGGGGCGAGCAGAACCACCCCGACGGCACCGGTCCTCAGATGCCGGTGCTCTTCGCAGCGGGGTGGCACCTCGGCGAGGCAGACATGCACGCCAGGGCGGCGAAGCTCGCTGCGGCAGCGAAGGCATCGACGGACCTCCGCGCCAGCAACGGGGCTGTCACCTGGACCGACATCCTGCTCGAGGAAGTCTTCGAAGCGCTCGCCGAAGACGACCCGACGAAGCTCCGTGCCGAACTCGTGCAGGTCGCAGCGGTCGCGCAGCAGTGGGCCGAGGCCATCGACCGGAGGCCCGTCCGATGACGGAGACGTACTGGAACGGGCTCCCGACACCTGCCGAGCGTGTCCGAGTCGTCGTCGACCGGTCGCCGCTGCACACCTGGTGGTGTGCAGACCTCGCTGGCACGGAACGCGCCGCCGTCCGCGTCGGCTACCCCGGACCTGACGCGATGTACCTCGACGACGAGGACGGCTTCGGCTGGTGGAAAGTCACCGAAGCCCGCGGGCTGCCGAGTGCCGCCCACCGCAGCCTGCCCGTCGTCCGGGAGGTGAGCGAGCCGATTCCAGAGCCGGGACGCGACTACAGTCCGGCCGACCTCAGTCCCGCCGCAGTCGAGGGGAAGCTGGCTGGGCCCACCATCGAGCTGCCCGAGTACCTCGCACGGGAAGTATCCGACCTGCTCGTCACCTGGCTCCTCGGCTACCAACGTCCGCCGAGCGCGGGGCTCGCATCCACGGCCTTGACCACCGCGATCGCACGGGCGAAGGGCCCCTGATGTCCAAAGCGTTCACGGCTGAACGCATCGTGCAAGTCCTCGAACTGGCATCGCTCGCTCACGTGCACGAGGACGAGCTTCAAGGCGGTATCGCCGCCGCCCTCGACGCGGCTGGGATCGTCGCCCGCCGCGAGGTCGTCCTGTCCGACGGCCGCTCCCGCATCGACCTGCTCACCGACGACCGCATCGGGATCGAGGTGAAGGTCGCCGGCAGCTGGGCGAACGTCGTCCGGCAGCTGACCCGGTACGCGAAGTGCGACGACGTCGACGAGCTCGTCCTCGTCACCACTCGCGTCGCCCACCACAACATCCCGGCCGACCTCGAGGGAAAGCCGGTCCACCTCATCTCCCTGATCGGAGCAGCCCTATGACCCGCACATACGGCATGTACGCCTACATCGCGACGGGCCACGACTGGACCCGCGGCAAGCCGGCCTGGCAGCTGAAGGTCGAGCCCGCCGTCGCCGTCCGCGCGAAACGCATCTTCGCCCGGGCACGCGCCACCACCCGCGGCACCGTGAACATGCTCGCCACCGACGAGACCGCCCACGACCTCAGCTGGATGATGCTCCGCTGGCCGCTCGTACCGGCCGACGACCGCAGCGCGCAGGCGCTTAGTGAAGCCGCCGGCCGGTACGAACGCCGTGAGGCGCGCATCGGGGAGGTCCTCGCGGGTACCGCGACGCGGGACGCGTTCACGTTCGAGCCGGCGAAGACGCCGCGGGACTACCAGCGTACCGCCGTCGATCTGCTGCGCACCTCCACCCGTCTCCTGCTTACCGACGAGGTCGGCCTCGGCAAGACGTTCACCGGACTGCTCGCCCTCGCCCACGAGGACGCGCTGCCGGCGGTCGTCATCCCGCCGACGCACCTGCCGTCCCGGTGGGTGACGGAACTGCAGGAAGCGTTCCCCGCCCTGACGTTCGAGGTGGCGAAGTCGACGAAGCCGAGCGCTGCGTTCGAGCGCGGCGACCGCCCCGACGTGCTGATCGTCCCGTACTCGAGGCTCGCCGGGTGGGCACACCACCTGCGGGGCTGGGCACAGACGGTCATCTTCGACGAGATCCAAGACCTCCGCCGCGGCACCGAGACCGTGAAGGGCACCGCGGCCGCGTCGATCGCCCGGGAGGCCCGGTACGCGCTCGGTCTCACCGCGACGCCGGTCTACAACTACGGCGGCGAGGTGTGGAACCTGCTCGACATCCTCTCCGAGGGCGTCCTCGGCTCCCGTGACGAGTTCCTCCGCGAGTGGGGGAGCACGTCGTGGAGCAGCCACATCAAGGTCGGCGACCCGGCCGCGCTCGGCTCCTACCTCCGCGAGCAGGGCCTCATGCTCGGCCGGACCCGGAAGGACGTCGGCCGTGAGCTGCCGCAGACGATCAAGGTGCCGCAGTTCATCGACGCCGACCCGAAGGCGCTCGACGCGGTCGCCGGCGACGCCGCGGCGATGGCGCGGCTGATCCTGTCCGACACCGCGACCCGGGAGGAGAAGTTCCGGGCGGCCGGTGACCTCGACTGGAAGCTGCGGGAAGCGACGGGGATCGCGAAGGCTCCGTTCGTCGCCGAGTTCGTCCGGCTGCTGCTCGAGTCGGAGGAGAAGGTCGTCCTCTTCGGCTGGCACCGGGCGGTGTACGACGTCTGGAACGAGATGCTCGCCGAGTACAAGCCGATCATGTACACCGGCACCGAGTCGTCACGCCAGAAGGACGCCGCCTACGACGCGTTCGTGCACGGCGATTCCCGGATCTTGATTATGTCCCTCCGCTCCGGTGCCGGCGTCGACGGCCTGCAGCTCGTGTCCCGCACCGCGGTGTTCGGCGAGCTCGACTGGTCACCGCAGGTGCACGAGCAGGCGATCGGCCGGCTCCGACGCGACGGTATGGGCGACGAGCCGCCCGTCGCGTACTTCCTCAACAGCACCGAGGGCTCCGACCCGGCGCTCATGGAAGCGCTGCAGATCAAGCGCAACCAGGCGGAGCCGCTCGTCAACCCCGACGGGAAGCTCTTCACCAACGCGATCCAGGACACCACCCGCGCCCGCGCCCTGGCCGAGCAGATCCTGGCACGCGCAGAGCAGGCCGCATGAGCCGCCGAACGATGCTGCAGCAGGAGTACTTCGAGCAGCTGCTGGACCAGGGCGTCGACGAAGACACCGCCGACCTGATGGCTCACGAATGGGCCGATGACGAGGAGGACTGGTGACGACCAACGAAGCATGCCCGGTGTGTGGAGCGCGCGGAATGCAGCTCTGCAGCACGAAGCGCGGCCAGGACCACAAGGCCCGGGCGCTCGGCTGGCCCACCGCACGACGACCTAAGGAGGACCGCTGATGTCAGGACCGATTCACACCACGGGCGGCCTGCCCGTCACCGCTGATCACCGCTCCGGCGTCGTCCTCCTCGAGGTCGGCCGGGGCACTCAGGTCGCCTTCAACCCGAAGGCCGCCGCCGAGCTCGGGCAGCAGCTGCTCGACCAGGCACAGAACGCGATCCACGCCGAGCGCGTGGGGAGGAGGAAGACGACATGACCCAGAACCCGACGGTACAGCTCGCGGACGACCGCGGCTGGTGGTTCCCCGGAGGCACCCGCGGCAAGGCGCACTGGGCGACAGCGGACGGACGGTCGCTGTGCGGCAAGTGGGCAGCGTTCGGTGCGCCCGCTGCGGCCTTCGAGCACGACGGAGGGGAGCGCACCTCGCCGGACGAGTGCGTTGCATGCCGGCGGAAGCTCGACCGCCGGCGCGGTAGCCAGGCGCCCAGCAAGGGTCAGGGGGTGCAGCGATGAAACACGACGATGCGTTGGCCGTTCTCGAAGCGGCACAGATCCCGACGGAGGATGCGTCAGCGCAGTTGTTCCGCATCGAGCGAGTCCTCAGCAAGCTCGGCACGAGCATCGAACAGCACGCCGACCTGCTCGCGGCCACGAGCACCCTCGCGGACCGCGTCGAGTACCTGGCTGCGGTCTTCGGTCAGGACTCATCGCGTGCCGCTCACGCACTCATCAACGCGTTGCGGCACCAGAAGCGCCCGACCCCGCCTGGTGTTGCTGTCGGCAACACCCTGCTGACTGCGCCGCTCCCGCCGTCCGCTCAGTGGGCGCTGGACAGCTTCGACGCCCGTCACTCGTACGAACGTGACGAGATCCTCGCGTCGTGGGGACTCAGCAGTCTTCGCCTCGCCCCGGTCAAGTACCAGGTCATCGTCAGCCCCGACGACGTTCGGGAAGCCATCGGAGAAAGCGGCGACAGCCGCGGGAAGGAACAGTCATGAAGCTCTTCCGACGGGAGCGCACCGTCCACGACGTCCGGGGCTTCGGTGAAGAAGTCGAGGTCGAGGGGTCCTGGTTCCGCAAGTCGGACCTGCCGGACGTGCTCGCTCGGTACATGCGGGAGCTCGACGCGTCGCAGCGCCGCGAGAAGGAGCAGGCCGTACGCCGGGAAGCCATGAGCGCGATCGGAGACCCCGACACGATCGAGCATCTCGGCGTCGAGGCGGCGAAGAACGGCCTCCTCGTCGAGGAGATCAACCCGGCGGCCGCCGCGTACCACCGGCTCAAAGCACTCGACCTCCTCAACGCATCAACGCTCGACCTGCACCGGCTCCTACACCCCCGCCACGCGTACGTCGCCGGCACCGACCCGGACTACACGATCCGGCAGGAGATCCCCCAACCGCGGACGCTGACATGGACCGGCACCGAAACGTCCGCCGACCTGATTCGCGACGCGATCGAGGCGACCGACGGGAAGTGCGAGATCCGCACCTACCGCCGACTGACGGACGTGTACGCGCGCGAACTCACCATCGACACCCCGCAGCGCATCTTCACCATCAAGCGTGGCGGCACCGTCGTCCGCGCAGCAGACGGATGGGTTGCCGGACCCGACCCATCGTCAGGAACCAACCAGCAGGAGGTGCAGCAGTGACCGACACCACCCCCACGCCGAACGAACTGCTCACGCGGATCGCGGAGGCATCCCGTGCCGGCCGTGTCGAGGAGCTCCGCAGCATCGTCAACGAGCTGCCGGTGCCGACACCGCCGCCGCCCACACTGCGCGTCATCAACCCTGAACACCTCGACTCGTTCATCCGGGGATGGTTCGACGCTGACCCCGAGTCTCAGGAGATCAGCCGGGAGCTGCGCGAGGACATTACGAAGCACTTCGACATGCCCGACCCGATGACCATCATCGAAGAGGTCGTGCACGATTGGCAGCGCGCCGGCGGCATGGTGACCGTGAAGGCGCTCCTCGACCGCATCCGCGCCGCCCTGGAAGGTGCCGCGCGGTGACCGCCCCCACCCCGGAGCAGATGCGAGCGCTGGCGAACCGAGCGCAGCAGTGGTCAGACCGCGCTGGAATCAGGCACAAGCCCGGTCAGATGCTCGCCGAGTTCGCCACCGCTCTCCGTGCCGCCGCCGACCAACTCGAAGCGGTGCACCGGCTGTCTGACTCATTGAAGCGGGAAGGTGTCGCGCCTGACTTCTGGATCGAACTGAACCGGGCAATACGCACCGTCGACGCCGCACCCCAGGCTCACCACCCGGCTTGTGGCGCGCTTGATGAACCGTGTCATTGCGCAGAACGAGGCGACGCCCCCCAGGAGGACCGCGATGAGTGCGGGGTTGTGACCGAGGGCCCTGCGCCTACCTACTGCACCAAAGTCCACGGTCACGACGGTGACCACAACACGGGCGGAGTGGTGTGATGACCGACCCGGTGGACACGGACGCGCTGCGGGACATGGGGGCGGCACTCACGCACGACGGACACACGTTCGGGCCGCTTGTGACCGCAGCCGCCAACGAGGTCGACCGGCTACGTGACCTCCTCGACGAGTACGAGCGTTACCGCAACGCATCACCCAACCTGTCCGAGCACGCACGCCTGACCCTCGCAGAGCGGATCCTGCGCCAGATGAAGGACTGCCAACCCTGATGCTCGAACCTTTCCACCAGCCCGGGGAGCTCTGCGTACCGCAGTGCAAAGAGCTCCCCGAACTGTGCCCCAACAACACCCCACCCCCACCACGGCGAGCGCATCACACCCGAAGCGCTCGCCGTGGTCGTTCCCAGACCAGGAGAAAGACATGACCCAGACCATCGAGGAGACCGTGATCGCACCTGTCGGCGCTGACGGGTCCGCGCTGACGCACATCGTGAACTGCCCGGACGACAAGGAGTCCACCGAGGCGTGGCTCACCGAGGCTCGTGTCTTCGGTCTCGAGGTCACCGCGCTGTGCGGTCACCGATGGGTGCCGACCCGCGACCCGATGAAGCACCCGATCTGCCCGGCGTGCATCGACGCCGCGAACATCATCATCGCCAACCAGTGACCAGGAGAGACCCATGACCGACAGCAGCAGCATCATCCAGCAGGCCCGCGACGTGCTCGCGAAGTGGCGGCAGTGGATGTCGCCCGATCCGTGGACGATCAGCGAAGCGGCTGTGAAGGACACGTCCGGAACGACGATCGTCGACTACGGCGACGTCCAGAACCTCGTTGCCCGTCACGCTGCACGCCAGAACCTTCGCCTGATCGTCGGTACCGCGGGCAACCCGGACCTGCTCGACGCGATCGACGAGATCCTCGACCGCGGAGCGTACGAGGCTGACGACAGCAGCACGAACGGACGCTTCGTTTTCCGCCGCGCTCGCCGCATCGCTCGGGCGATCGTCGCCGCCGACGAACGGATGAGCGCATGACCCCGTGCTACCGCATCCGGAAGACCGGCTTCATGTGGACCGTCGAGACCTACGACTACGGATTGAGGGCCTACACGTGGAACTCCATGCACCGTGCGTGGCGCGACGCTCTGCGGTGGGTGATCACATGACCGGTCTCACCATCCACGACGAGAGCCGCATCTACCTCGCCCCCGCCGGCACCCCACTGCCCGCCTCGCCCGACGACCTCGAACGCGGCGGGCAGTGGCTTGACGTCGGCACTCCCGTCGAGCGGGACCTCGGCCTCATCACCGCCGATCCTCCCCACACGGATGCGAACCGCACCTGGCACCTCGACATCACCTACCAGCCGCCCCAACCGTACCGACCAAACCGGGCAGCACGACGAGCTGCAGCCCGCGCCGCTAAGCGAGGACACCGATGACCCGCAACCGCCGCCGCGCCCTGTACCGAGCCGCGATCGCCGCGCAGGACATCGAACTCCGACGCGTCGCCTACGCCGTCGCCCACTTCGGACGCAAGGGCACACCACTCCGGCCCGTCTTCATCGCCTGGGCAATCCGAAGCACCACCACCCGAACCCTCCTCCAACGCCGCCTCGAACGCGAAGGACTCGACCCATGACCGCCACCGACAAGCAGCACACACCAGCAGTCGGCGACGTCTACGAGAAGCGCTACGCAGCCAGCAAGGGCAAGCGCATCCGACTGACGAAGTACCACCACCACGAGAAGCCGTGGCGTCGCTACTTCGACACCGAGACCATCACCCATCCCGCCTCACCCCAGATGGTCGGCCGAACCGGCACCACCGCCGTCGACCAGCTCGACACCCAGTGGCGACACGTCCCGTCCCAGAACAGGAGACCCCATGACTGATCAGGACCAACGGTGCCTGCAGTGCGGTGAAACCCGAGCAGCCATCGCGCACGGACGGCGCGAGAACGGCGCGCACTACTGCGTGATCATCGACGGCTACTACGAACCCGAAGTGACGATGGAGTGGGAACGGCACCGCTTCCGCCCCTGGGGCAACACCGCGCTCAAGACCGCCGGCATCGCGAAGCACGCCTACGCGAGGTACCGCACCGTAACCACCGACCAGCTCCAATGGGCCGCCTGCGAAGACACGATCCGGGGGCACGCCGTCCTGCCCTACGACGAACCCGACTTCGGCACCGTCGCCCGGCAGTGCATCAGCTGCGGCAAGAAAGACCTCACGCCGAACCGCCCACCACGCGACGAGGAGCCCGACGCCGCATGACCCACACCCCACATCCCACAGCGCTCGCCGCAGAACTCGAAGGAGCACCCTTGAGCACTGACGTCTCCCACGACACCGACACCACCGACGACGCCACGATCGACCTGGCGGTCACCGCGTCCTACGCCCGGGCGAAGCTCGTCAACGCCGCGGACCTCGTCGCCCACGTCCGCGGTCAGGTCGCGCCGGGCAGCGCTCAGCCGTCCGACGGCCAGCCCCGAGCCTCGAGCTCCGAGGCACCGCTGCCGATCCGGGTCGACCCGCTCGAGGCGTCCGACCGGGTGTACGCGCACCTGCTGAACTGGGTCCACTACTGGGCATCGGTCCTCCAGGTCCAGCCGCCCGTCACCGCCACGTACGCGTGGGCGACCGACGATGGCCCTCAGGGGTTCCGGTCCACCGTCACGCCGCTCGGCGCGTGGGGCCTCACGCACACGCTCACGACGTGGCTGCTGCTGCACCACGACGCGATCCGCCGGCAGCCGGACGCTGGCGTCTACTTCGCTGCGGTCGACGACTTCCTCGGTCAGCTGCGGGCCCGATTCCCGATGCGCGCACCGAGAGCACGGCCGACGCTGCCCCGGCCGTGCCCCGTCTGCGCGACGGAGACGATGACCATCGAGCGCCGAGGCGAGCAGGTGTCCGACCTCGCGCTGGTCTGCGGCTACTGCGCGTTCGAGGGCGAGGCGAAGGCACTGCTCAAGGACCGCGGCATCCGCTCGCTCGTCACCGACATCCGGATCGAGGAAGCACCCGAGCCCGCCGAGTGGTGGACGAAGGCGCAGGCCATCGACCAGATGCGTCTCACAGCTCGCACTCTGAACCGGTACATCACCGACGATGGCCTCGAGACGCAGACGAAGGAGGGTGTGGTCTGGGTGAAGGCCGACGCAGTCCGCGACCTGTGGCGGGGCAAGCAGGTCCGCCGACTCGCGACGAACATGCGGCGTCCGGTCGGCGCGGAGCCCGAACCAGCGGGGGAGGTGACGGCCTAGAACCGGCGGGCGGCGCGGCGGGCAACTCCCGCCGTCGTCGCCCGCGCCACGCGGTGCGCGACCTGTGCGTACTCGGCGAGGACATCCTCGCGGCGCACCAGGCGAAGGAGGCGCTGCTGGTAGCGGACCCACGACATCGACAGCTCGGTGTGGATCGCGCCCTCCTTGCGGCGATCGTTCCGCGGGTGTGCTTCCTCGAAGTCGAGGATGAGCCGCTCGTCGTCCGTCATGCGGCCATCATCACCCTGACCACCGACACGCCGGACCCGCGTAGTTGTGCGCCTGTCCCGCGAGGCGTTAGTGTGTCCGTGACATCGCATGCCCGCCCGGAATCTCCGGCGGGCATTTGTCGTATCCGGAGATCACGCCAAGAGCGACCCGGATGCCGAGCGAGGCAGGCAAGCGCCGCCCGCGACAACCAGGCCAGCCCGGATGGGGCGACAGGACGCGTCACTGCGTTCGGCCGAACAGTGACCGGGTCGTCTCCGTCAGCGGACGTCAGCCTCCTCGGTCCGCCGACCAAACCACACTCAGCAACGCCGCCGTCCCACCGCGCACCTGAACTGCGCACTCGTCAGGGGTAGCCGGCCGCAAGCACACACTGTGCGGCGCTGAACCGAGGACACACTCCCGCGTCGCACTCGTTCGGGTCGAGGGCGACGCGGGGCCACACGCGCCGTCTTCCCTCGGCAACCCGCTGGTGACACGCGGGCCCGGGGCGTGAGCGGCGACCACGTCAGGAGATGCAGATGAGCATGGGACGAAGGCCGCGCAGGACCGCGGCCGAGCACGACGCCTACAGCCAGTTCGGCCGCCGCTACATCTGCTACCTGCAGCGCGCCGGCGCACGGTCCAGCATCAAGCGCATGAGCCGACGCCGCGAACGTCACGAGGCGCGACGTGCCATCCGCGAAGCAGCCTGACGACATCAGCGCACACCGCACGCGTTCGAACCGTCCACGCCCGACACCGCCGCCCGAGACCGTGGCCGAGATCAACGAGGCGCTGGCCGACGTCGTCGAAGACAGGAGCTGACCGTGAGCGCACGCTTCCCCGTCGGCTCCACCGTCCTGCACCGCGAGCAGGCATGGCAGGTCGTCGCCGTCCTCTGGGGCACCTGCAAGCTGCGCAGCCTCGACGGACGGACCACCGTCTACGAGGCTGCTGATCGTCTGCGTTCAGCGCCGTGAAGATCCGCCTGGCGCTCAGCCTCAGCATCACCCGAGCCAGCCAGCAGGACGACGCCGAGGAACAGTTCGAGCACCGCGACAACGACACGGCGATCGAAGCCACGTACGGCGGCGACACCAGCCTTCACCGCATGGGATTCCACCCCAACTCAGACACCCACGAGGAGTGACATGAAGCTCTCCGAGATCAGGGCGCTGCTCAAGCGGGCTGGCATCAAGACCACCGAGTCGATCGACCGGATCGATGTGAAGTACTTCGCCGGCCAGCCCACCGGCATCGACGTCATGCTCACCGCAGGCGGCGTCATGTACATCCCTGTCGACAGGTGAGCTCCGCGGTCTGCTCCGAGCCGGGCTGTCCCGAGATCATCCCACGGTCCGGTCGGTGTGCCACTCACGCTCGAGCACAAGACAAGGCGCGAGGCACGCGGCGCGAGCGCGGATACGATGCAGCGCACGACGCGTTGCGCAGAGAGTGGAAGCCGCGAGTCGAGAGCGGCCGAGTGCGGTGTGCCCGCTGCGGCAAGGCCATCACGATGGGCCAAGCCTGGCACCTCGACCACACCGACGACCGCACCGGCTACCTCGGACCCAGTCACGCACGCTGCAACCTCAGTGCTGCGGGCGTCGCGTCGCACTCGAACTGAGTCGAGAGTGCCCGGGGTCCTCTTCGGCACTCCACCGGCCTCCTGCGGCCGCTCCGACCCCCTGGGGGTGCACCCCTCCCCCCGGGGAGTGAGCAGACCCGCCGGGGAGGTGTCTCGCAGTTCACAGACCTGAAATGTTGCCCAGAGAGGGGCTGATGAGCATGCCCGATGCTCCCAAGCGACAGTCCGCGCCGGCAGGCCTCGGCACCGGCGGACGCAAGCTGTGGACCTCCGTGACGAGCGAGCACACGCTCGACATCACGCAGCAGGTCACCCTCACTGAGGCATGCCGCGCGAAGGACCGACTCGACAAGCTCGACCAGCTGCTCCGCGGCGAGGTCGACACCTGGGCCAGGCTTACGCACAACACTCGGACCGAGGACTACGAGCTCCGGATCGACCAGGCGCTGTCGGCCGCGAACACGACGGCGAACCTGATGAAGCAGCTCATCGCTGCTCTGCGCCTGCCGGACGGTGAGAGCGGCAAGCGCCCGCAGGCCCGCGGCGGAGCGCGAGGCGCGTACCAGTCGAGTGGAGCGAGCTCGCCCACCGGGCCAGCTCGAGTGTCCAGCCTCGAACGTCATCGGGCGCGGTCGGCAGGTAGCTGATGTTCGCGCCGCTGTTCGAGGGTCAGGTCTGCTCCCTCGGCTACGCGGCGATCGACTTCATCGAGCAGTACATGGTGCACGGCCCCGGCGACATCGAGGGCACCCCCGTCGAAGTCGACGACGAGATGGCCGACTTCCTCATCGAGATGTACCGCCTCGACCCGGAGACGGGCCGCCGGGCGTACGACGAGGGCGTCCTCTCCCGTCCCAAGGGCCGCGCGAAGTCAGAGATCGCCGGCTTCGTTGTCGTGTGGGAGGCCTACGGCGAGTGCCGCTTCGACCACTGGGACGAGGCTGGGCAGCCGGTGGGTCGGCGGGTGACGTCGCCGATCATCAAGTGCATGGCGACCGAGGAGTCGCAGGCCGGCAACACGTTCGAGAACGCCGCGTACATCGTGAACTGGGGCATGGAGAACATGCCCGAGGTGTACGCCGGCTCGGGCGGGATCCGGCAGGTGCATGCCGCGACCACGATCTACTTGCCGGACGGTGGGTACATCGCTGCGGTCACGTCGGGTGCTGCGTCGAAGGACGGCGGCAAGGAGACGTTCGCTGTTGCTGACGAGACGCACCTCTACGTGCTCAAGGAGCTCAAGCGGATGTTCGAGACGATGTCTCGGAACCTCTCCAAGCGCAAGCAGGCCGAGCCGTGGCTGCTGCAGACGTCGACGGCGTACCGGCCGGGCGAGATGAGTGTCTTCGAGGACACGCTGACGGCCTGGCGGAAGAAGGAGCTCTCGAACCGGGTGCACGTGGATCACCGGGAGGCCAAGGGCAAGATCGACATCGCCAACTACGAGCACACGATCAAGCAGCTGAACTACGTGTACGGCGCGTCGGTGCCGTGGCAGGACATGGACCGCAAGTGGCGGGACATGAACGACCCGCGCAAGTGCCCCGACGAGGAGACCGCAGCCCGGTACTACCTCAACCGGCCGCTGTCGTCTTCGGATGCGTGGATCCCCGCTGCGATCGTCGAGAAGCAGGACGCCACGCAGCCCGGCGAGGGCAAGGACACCCGGGAACGGCCCGACACGGAGCTCGCACCCAAGGAGTCGATCGCGCTCGGCTTCGACGGCAGCCTCAACGACGACTCCACGGTCCTCATCGGCTGCCGCATGTCCGACGGCTTCCTCTTCCCGATCGGCATCTGGGCAAAGCCCGCTGGACCCGCCGGCATGTGGTGGGAAGTGCCCCGGTCCGAGGTGCTCGAGACGATTCGGCAGACGTTCAAGGACTACACGGTCTCTCGCCTGTACGCGGACCCGCACGAGTGGCGGACCGACATCGACGACCTCGAGCAGGAGTTCGGCGAGACCGTCATCCCGTGGGCGACGAGCCGCTACGTGCCGATGGCCGCGGCGCTCGACCGGCTCCACGTCGACCTCAAGACGGGGCAGGCGTGGCACTCGGGCGACCCCGTGTTCATGGAGCACTTCCGGAACGCCTACGTGAAGAAGCGCGGCCCGCACCGTCTGGTCGGCAAGGAGAACCCGAACAGCGAACGCAAGATCGACTCCGTCGTCGGAGCCGCCCTCGCGTACGAAGCACGCGCCGACGCCATCACCGCCGGCTGGAAACCCCCCACGAAGTCCAAAGTCCGCGTCTGGCGGTAGCAGAAGGAGGCGACGCGTGATCGAGAACGCCGAAGCAGTCCGCGATCGCCTCCTTCGCCGGCTGAGCCAGGAGCGACGGTTCCTGACCCGGTACGACGACTACTTCGAGGGTGAGCAAGGGCTCAAGTACCTCGCGCCGGAGGTCCGAGAGCAGATCGGTACACGACTGGTCGACCTCGTCATCAACCTGCCGCGGTACACGACCGACGTCTACGAGAACCGTCTCGACATCATGGGGTTCCGGTTCCCGGGCAAGGACGACGGCGACAGTGACCTCTGGGAGGTCTGGCAGCACAACGACGGCGACATGCTCTCGCAGCAGGCGCACCGAGACAGCCTCGCCATCAGCCGCTCGTACGTTCTCGTCGGCGAAGGCGACGACGACGTGCCGCTGATCACCGCGCAGTCCGCATTCGACGCGATCCACGAGGACGATCCCCGCACGCACAACGTGCGGTACGGCGTCAACCAGTGGACGGACGAAGACGGAGCTCGCTGGGTCAACCTCTTCTACCCGACCGGGCGCACCACCTGGGTGAAGAAGCCGAAGGCGACCGGTTGGACCGTCGACGGCAAGCCGGAGGAGAACACCTTCGGCCTGCCCCGGCTCGTCCCGCTGATCAACGACCCCCGGGTGCTCGGCCGTCGCGTGCCGGGCCGGTCCGACCAGCGGCTCGGTCGTTCGGTGTTCCACGACCTGATCGGCCCCACGGAGGCGCTGAACAAGATCCTCACCGACATGATGGTGTCCGGCGAGTTCCACGCCATGCCTCGGCGCTGGGCGGCAGGCCTGTCCGAGAACGACTTCGTCGACGAGAACGGGAAGCCGCTCGACACGTTCTCCCTCATCGCCGGACGGCTCTGGGGTGTCGAGAACAAGGACGCGAAGTTCGGGCAGTTCCCCGAAGCGAACCTCGACAACTTCCACGCGACCGCGAAGCTGCTGGTGCAGTTCGCGTTCATGCAGCTCGGCTTGCCGGCGCACTACCTGCCGTTCGTCGGCGACAACCCGGCATCCGCCGACGCGATCCGGTCCTCGGAATCCCAGCTGGTGAAGCGGGCAGAACGGAAGCAGTCCGTCCTCTCGACACGGTGGGAGCGGGTCCAGCGACTGGTCCTGCTGACGCAGGGCAAGACGGACGACGAGCGATCCCGCCAGATCGAGACGATGTGGAGCGACCCTGCCACGCCGACGTTCGCGCAGAAGGCCGACGGCACGGTGAAGCTCGTCCAGGCCAAGGACTCGTCCGGTCGGTCGATCATCACCGTCGACCAAGCCCGCGAAGACCTCGGCTACACCCAGGGGCAGCGCGACCGGATGCGCGACGCCGACGCTGCAGCGGACGACTCGACTCTCGCCGCGGGAGTGAGAGCTGCGGCAGACGCCGAGCGCGCGGCGGCAGGAGCAGACAGTGGCGTCACCGTTTGACCTCGCCCGCCGCCACCAGCGCAGCCGGATCCTCATCGCCTCAGCCGCGGTGGAGCGTGCTGCGTCGTCGTGGCGGACGGCGGACCTGGACTACCTCGAGGCGTCCTGGGGTGTCATCGCACCGGTCCTCGTCGACCAGGTATCGGAAGCGCAACGCGTCGCAGCTGCGCAGTCCGACGCCTTCGTCACTGACGCGGTAGCAGCGCAGGGCGGCGACGTCGGCAGCGCGACCGTCAACCCGGACGCGTTCACCGGCGTCATGATCGACGGCCGCGAGATCGGGCCGGCGATGTACGGGGCCGTGACGACCACGAAGGCTCTGATCGGCCGCGGGCTCGCCGCCCCACGGGCATTCGAAGCGGGGGCGTCGTTTCTCGCCACGATCGTGCAGTCCGCGATCGCGGACGCGGGACGCCAGTCCGACCGCGTCTCGATGATCGGGAAGCAGATCACCCGGTACGTCCGCGTGATCTCGCCCGGGGCTTGCTCGAGGTGCGCGATCCTCGCCGGAACCGCCTCTGCTGAGAAGGCCTTCGCCCGGCACCCGAACTGCCACTGCACCGCCTGCCCCCTTCCTGAGTGGGACTCCCCGGTGCCTGGCGGGTTCTTCCGGTCCGCTGACGACTACTTCGAGTCGCTCAGCCCGTCCGAGCAGGATCGTGTCTTCACGAACGCCGGCGCGGAAGCGATCCGGCATGGGGCGGACATCCAGAACGTCGTGAACGCTCGGCGCAACGCGGTCGGGCCCGGGGGACTCACCGAGGCCCGCTCGGGCCTCCGCGCACCACTCGGGTACGACGTGAACGGCAACCGGATCAAGGTCTACGCGACCAGCGAAGGCACCACGATCCGCGGAGCGTACGGACGCGCGCAGTACCGACGCCAGCAAGAGATGACGAAGGCCGCCGGCGACCGATACCGGCGCACCACCAGCCTCCGCCTCATGCCCGAGACGCTCGTGCAGATGGCCGGCGGCGACGGCGACAAGCTGCGCCGGCTCCTCAAGCAGTACGCGTACATCAACTGACTTCCCACCGTCTCCGGTGGAAGCGCCCACGCGCAGCGCATGCGCGGTCATGCCGACGGGCCTACGGAACGAAAGGGTACAGACCCCATGTCTGGAATCGAACAGATCACGACCTCCCCGTGCTTCGGCCCGCGCAAGCTCAGCCGACTCGACCTCATGGGGATCCGCTTCGCGGTGGATCCCAACGAGCCGGGCGGCGCAGGCGCAGGCGGCGGCTCCGAGTACACGCCGCCGGCAACGCAGGAAGAGCTCGACCGCATCATCGGCGACCGACTCGGCCGTGAGCGCGACAAGTTCAAGGACTACGACGCGCTCAAGGACAAGGCCTCGAAGTACGACGCGGCGCAGGCGGCGGGCGGTGCTGGCTCCGGCCAGAACGACGACGTCACGCAGCGGCTCAGCCAGTTCGAGGAGCGGGTGACCGCAGCCGAGAGGACCGCGAACGAGACGCAGACCGAGCTCGAGACCACCCGGGTCGAGCTCGTCCGCAGCCAGGTCGCGCTCGACAAGGGCATCGCGAAGGACGACCTCATCCTGCTCACCGCCACGACGAAGGAAGACCTCGAGAAGCAGGCCGACCGGATCGTGAAGCTCAACGCCGGCTCGGGGAAGATCCCCGGCCAGGGTGCGGGCGGTGGATCGGGCAGCGGCACGGTCGCCGCCGGACGCGAGCTGTTCGACAACAAGCACAAGAAGACCACCTAGAAGGGAATCCCACATGCCCCGTCTCACCTCTGAGACCTTCGGCGGCGGTGACCAGTCCTGGCTCGGTTCGGCTCACGGCATCGGCAACGCGCGCACGGAGACGATCGACATCTCGGCTTTCACCAAGGCCACGCACTACCCGGACGGGTACATCCCGTCCGGCATGCCCCTTGCGAAGGTCGGCGGACTCATGGTCCCGTACGACCCGACCGCGGGCACCACGGTCGGCGCAGGCATCCTCGCCGGCCACCTCTTCACCGACTTCAAGGTCAGCGGCACCGCCGACCTGCCGGCCCCGGTCCTCGACCACGGCCGCGTGAAGACGGCGAAGATCACCGCCATCCTCGCGAACTTCGCAGCCCCCGCGGCCGCGAAGAACGCGACGACCATCGTCTACATCTAGGAGGGATGACCAGTGGCACTTTGGACTGACGTCATCGACCCGGCCACGCTGACCGGGTACGCCCGCGCCTCCCTCGAGGAGTACGAGAAGCGCAAGGGCTCGCTCGCCCAGTACCTGCCGAACCTCAACGTCGCCGACGTCGTGGTCCGGTTCGTCGTCGGGCAGACCGGACTCGTGCAGGCCGCGAAGTTCCGCGCGTTCGACGCGGAGCCCGAGGTCGGCAAGGCGCAGGGCGGTCGGCGCGTGACGCTCGAGCTCCCCGCGCTCGGGCAGAACATCCCGATCGGCGAGTACCAGCAGCTCCGCCAGCGCAACGCGTCGGAGGACCAGCAGCTCGCCTCGATCCAGCGCACCACCGACCAGGTCGTCCAGGCCGTCGCCGACGCCATCGAGTACCTCCGTGGTGTGGTCCTCAACACGGGCAAGGCGACCATCAACCAGGACAACTTCAAGTCCGAGGACGACTTCGGCCGCCCCGCGGGTAACCGCGTCACCGCGGCGCAGGTCTGGTCGGACAAGACGGTCAGCCGCCTGGCGGACCTCGAGGCCTGGTCGGACACCTACCGCGACGCAACCGGCGAGGACCCGGGATCGATGCTCATGTCGAACCGGGTGTTCCGCCTCCTGGCTTCCGGCGACGAGTTCGCGACGCAGCTGCTCAACGGCGCGTCGCGACCGGCGACGGTGGAGGAGGTCAACGCGCAGATCGAGTCGGCCGGCCTCGCGCCGATCACGCGGTACGACCGCAAGGTCGACATCGGCAGCGGCGCTCAGCGTGTCCTCCCGGACAACAAGCTGCTGCTCCTGCCGGCACCGACCGACCCGAACTCGGAAGCTCCGAACCCCCTCGGCAACACGTTCTGGGGTCAGACGCTGACCTCCCAGGAGGACGCGTGGGGTATCGAGGCGTCGGAGCAGCCCGGCGTCGTCGCCGGCGTGTACCGCAACGAGAAGCCCCCGGTCATCGCCGAGGTCATCTCGGACGCGATCGCACTGCCGGTCCTCGCCAACGCGGCCCTCTCGCTCGACGCGGCGGTGGTCTGATGGTGAGCCTTCTCAGCAACGTCCACGTCCGCGACGAGCACGGCGCGAGCCACGTGTTCGGTCCGGGCTCCGAGGTCCCCGAGTGGGCACAGAAGCGCATCACCAACCCGGCCGCCTGGGACGGTGACGCGCCCTCCTTCGAGGACGACGAGCAGATCGACGAAGCCGCAGAGAACGAGCCCGCTCGTTCGGGCCGTGGCTCCGGACTGCCCGTGTGGCAGGCGTACGCGAAGAGCCTCGACATCGAGGTCCCCGAGGACGCCCGCTCCGACCGGAACGCGATCATCGCGCTCGTCGACAAGCACAAGGCCGACACCCAGAAGTGACGGCAACGCGGCGGCCACCTCAGTTGAGGTGGCCGCCGCCCCACACCTTCGACCCACCGCCCCGGGAGGTGCCATGTCCTGGCCTGCCGTCGTCGAGAGCGACATCGTGTCCCGCTTCCGAGCCCTCGATGAGGACGAGAAGTCCGTCATCGAGACGATGATCGCCGACGCCCAAGACATCGTCCAAGATGCCGCCGAGGACGCCGGCATCCCCGAGCCGACTACAGAACGCGGACAGCGCACCTACAAGCGGATCGTCGCGTCGATCGTGATCCGAGTGTTGCGTAACCCCGACGGCTACCTCACCGAGACGACGGACGGGTACACCTACCGCAGAGACAGCGCACTGTCCTCGGGGGCACTGTACGTCTCAGACGCGGAAGTCGAGCAGCTCCGTCCGACTGCTCGCCGCCACCGCGGTGCGTTCACGATCGTCCCATCATGAGCCGCCTCAGAACGATCGCCAGGGGCCGTCGCTTCGCTGAGGCACAGATGACCGAGCAGTGCCGGATCGAACGTGCTTCGGGAGCCCCCGTCCGCGCACCCGACGGAGAACTCCGGCCGCCCATGACTCTCGTCTGGGAAGGCAAGTGCCGTCTCCGGACGGTGTCGTCCGTGACATCCGACGTCGACGCAGCCTCACAACTGCTCGTCACCCAGAGCGCGATCCTGTTCCTCCCCGTCGACGGAACAGGCGATGTCCACGTCAACGACGTCGTCACGTTCACCACCGCGTCGGCAGACGCGGCGCTCGCCACGGTGCGGGTGCGAGTGGCTGGTCTGCACTTCGACTCCGACGCGACGGCGCGGCGGCTACCAGTCGAGATGGTGTCCTGATGGCTGCCGGGTTCACGATCGACGACAGCGCCATCCATGACCTTGCAGCAGCGCTCGGAGAGGTCGCCTCCTCTGCCGGCCCGTACGTCCGGGACGCCGTTGAGACGACCGCTATCGACGTCCGAGACGACTGGCGCGAACGAGCCTCCGGCATCAAGGGCATGAAGCACTACCCGAACTCGATCGGCTACGACTTCACGTCGTTCCAGGGCTTCGGCGCGACCGTGCTCAGCTGCGAGATCGGCCCCGACAAGAACAAGCGGCAGGGCCCGCTCGGGAACATCGTCGAGTACGGCTCCCCGACCTTCGCCGCCCGACACTACGGCGACGACGCCCTCGAGGCGCACGCAGACCAGTTCGAGGAACTGCTCGTCGAAGCGCTCGAGAAGGCAGAGCGCGCCCTCACGTTCGGCGGCATCACCCGCTCCGTGCTCGCCGGGAGGAACACGATCCTATGAGCCGCTCCGCACACGTCACCGCAGTCCTCGACCGTCTCCGCGAGCACCCCGACCTGACCCCGCGCGTGTTCCAGGGCAACGCCACCCGTACCGAGGCTGGGACACCCCGCACCCGCTACGTCACCGCCTGGGTCGGCACGCCCCGCCGGACGGAGGCGCGCTACGGCGGCCGCGTCGACCTCGAGCGGTACCGGTTCACCCTCCACGCCACGTCCATCGACCCGGCAGACGCTGGCGACCTCGACGACGCGATCACCGCGCAGCTGCTCGGTTGGACGCCAACGGTCGCCGGCCGCACCTGCCGGCCGATGCGGACCGACGACGAGTCCGCCGAGATGCAGTACGACGCCGACCTCGACCCGCCGCTGTACTGGATCCCCTCCACCTGGGAACTGGTCACCGAACCCGAAGCCTCCGCCTGACGCGGGGGCTTTTTCCATGCCACCCGCGCCGCGGGTCATGCCGCCGGGCAACCGGCATCCCCTCACAGAGCAAGGAGCTCGAATGGTCAACGCAACCGACCCCCGCCCGGCGTCCACCGCATCCGACGGCCGCCACAAGATCGCCTTCGTCCCGTACGGCGCGGACACCAACCCGCTCTCCGTCGCGACGCTCCTCGCGGAGACGACGATCAACATGACGTACTCGTTCACGCCGGACGGTTTCGACCACGGCACCACGCAGGCGACCGTCGAGGACAAGCGGTACACGCTCCCGCAGGACCTGTCCCGTCCGGGCAAGGAGACCGACACCCTCACGAACAAGTACGTCGACTCGGCCGCGCCGAACTCCGCGGCCGCGCTCCTGCCCAAGGACACCGCCGGCTGGTTCGTGCGCCGGAAGGGCATCGCGAACGAGCTGCCGTGGGCGAAGGACCAGGTGGTCACCGTCATCCCGTTCATCGCCGGCACGCAGCGCGAGGCCGCTCCGTCCGAGAACGGCGTCGACCTCATCGAGCAGACGCAGTTCATCAGCGACACGGTCCTCCGCCGCGTCAAGACGGTCGCGTAGTTCGACCACACCCACTCCTGACCGGGGCGTCTCCGCCGTCGCCCCGGTCAGGTCACCACCACGGCGGAAGGAACGGCGGATCCCCATGACCACTTTCGAAGACGACCTCGCAGCCGCACAGGCCCCCGAGGACGAGTACGCCGACGTGCTCGTCCTCATCAACAAGAAGCCCCACACGCTCCGGTTCCGGCCCATGGACGGGCTCTCCTGGGCCGCGGAGACCGACCGTCACCCGCCGCGCCCGAACGTGGTCGTCGACAGCAAGTACGGCTACAACATCCGGACCCTGACGAAGGGTGCAGCCCCCCAGTGCGGCGTACTCGTCGTCGACGGCGAAGAGCACCAGCTGCAGGTCGACCCGTTCGACCCCGAGCACCCGACCGCCGGGCGGGTGAACCAGTGGGAACAGCTGTTCAAGGCGATCTCCGGACACGAGTTCAAGCGCATCACCGACGTCATCTGGTTCCTCAACGAGTACGGCCCGCAGAAGGAGATCGAAGCCGCGGGAAAAGCGCTCGCGGACTCCGCGAAGAGCTAGCCCTCGCCCTTGAGCTCGGCGTTGCCCCACGCCGGCTCTGGGGCTGGGAGCCGCGCGAGTTCGCCGAGCACCACTACGACACCACCGGCCGCCTGATCGGCACCACCACCCACCGGGAAGCGGAGTTCGACGCGCAGCAGCGTGCGCTGCTGCTCGCGTTCATCCGTGAGCGGAACGACATCGGCTCGCACGGCCAGCCGATGTCGGAAGCGACCGACCCGCAGGCGAGCCCTTCCGTCGACGGCGGCTGGCACTACGAGGCCTCGGAGAACGGCGTCACCGACTACGCCCAGCTCGAGATCAGCCGGGCCCGCGACGCCTACTTCGAGCGGTGGGGCAAGTCCATGACCGAGGCGCAGAAGGCCGCGAAGAACTGGACCGTCCGGAAGGTCCTCGACGACTGACAACTGAACAAGGGAGCGTCCCGTGGCGAACCGTACCGTCAAGACCTCCCTCGTCGCGGAAGTCTCCGGCTACCTCAGCGGCTTCGAAGCGGCCGCGCAGAAGACGCGTGAACTCGGGTCGGAGACGGAGAAGCTCGGTCAGAAGCGAGACGCGATCGACGGTCTCGGTCGGGCGTCCCTCGCGTTCGGCGCGGTCGCGGCGACTGCGGTCGGCATCGCCGTCGCGAAGTACGCGGAGTTCGACCAGGCGATGTCGTCCGTGCAGGCGGCCACTCACGCGTCCGCCGGCGAGCTGAACCAGCTGCGCGACGCAGCGATCGACGCAGGCGCGCGCACAGTGTTCTCCGCCACGGAAGCTGCGAACGCCATCGAGGAACTCTCGAAGGCTGGTGTCGGCACGAAGGACATCCTCGGTGGTGGCCTCTCAGGTGCGCTCGATCTCGCGTCCGCGGGCGAGCTCAAGGTCGCCGACGCGGCGCAGATCGCCGCAACCGCGATGACCCAGTTCAACCTCAAGGGCAACGAGGTACCCCACGTCGCGGACCTCCTCGCCGCCGGTGCCGGCAAGGCGCAGGGATCCGTGCAGGACCTCTCGCAGGCACTCAACCAGGGCGGCCTAGTCGCATCGCAGGCCGGGTTCAGCATCAACGAGACCACCGGCACCCTCGCCGCGTTCGCCTCCGCCGGCCTCCTCGGCTCCGACGCCGGCACATCACTCAAGACCGCCATCATCGCCCTGCAGAACCCATCCACCAGGGCCGCGGCGACGATGAAGCAGTACGGCATCGACGTCTACGACTCTTCCGGCAAGATGCTCTCCTTCGGCGGTATCGCCGCACAGCTGCAGGACAAGCTCGGCGGCCTCTCCGACGAGCAGCGGAACGCTGCGCTCGCCACGATCTTCGGCAACGACGCGGTCCGAGCGGCGAACGTCCTCTACTCCGAGGGCGCGGCCGGGATCGCGGACTGGACCGGCAAGGTCAACGACAACGGGTACGCCGCGGAGACCGCTCGCCTCAAGCTCGACAACCTCAAGGGCGACATCGAGCAGCTCGGCGGCGCGTTCGACACCGCACTGATCCAGACCGGGTCCAGCGCGAACGCCTCTCTCCGCGGCCTCGTGCAGACCGCCACGTGGGCAGTGGGCGAGATCGGTGGTCTCCCGGAGCCCGTCCTCGGGGCAGGACTCGCCGTGACGGCGCTCGCTGGCGGGCTCGCGCTTGCTGGTGGTGCAGCGCTCGTCGCCGTGCCGAAGTTCGCTGCGATGAAGGCCGGACTGTCGACGCTCGGCATCAGCGCGAAGGCCGCCACGATCGCGACGGCCGGTCTCGGGGCGGCTGTCGGCGTGGTGACCCTCGTCATCGGCACCTGGGTCAGTCAGCAGGCAACTGCGAAGGCGCAGACCCAGGAGCTCGCGGACACTCTGGACCAGTCGACCGGCGCGATGACGAAGTACACCCGTGCCGCGGTCGTTCGTCAGCTCGCGGACGCTGACATGTTCGAGAAGGCCAAGAAAGTCGGCGTCGGGCAGAAGGAACTCACCGACGCGGTCCTCAAGGGCGGCGACGCGTTCGACAAGGTCCACGACAAGGTCGCCGGCAACGCGTTCCTCGATGCCGGCCAGGGCATCCTCAGCACGGGTCACGCCCTGCGTCAGCTGCGCCAGAACGTCGAGGACAGCGGGCAGGCGTGGGAGGACTCGAAGAAGGCCAACGCTGACTCGGGCGACACTGCGCAGTCCGCTGCCGCCCAGTACCAGCAGGAGGCGGCGACCGTTGGTGATCTCGCGTCGGAGCTGTCGGACCTGATCGACCAGTTCGACAAGGTCAACGACGTCAACCAGGACGCCATCAGCGCGAACGCCTCCTACCAGGAGGCGCTCGCTGGCCTGTCGGATCAGGTGAAGCAGCAGCGGGAGAACACCGAGGGCTACACCACTTCGCTCGACCAGAACACGGCGATCGGCGCGGGCAACGCCTCGATGTTGGCGGACCTCGCCGGCAAGGCGCAGGAAGCCGCGGCAAAGCAGTACGCCGTCGACCAGTCGACGATGGGTGCGAAGGAGGCCGCCGACAAGTACGCGGGCACGCTCGCGGCCCAGCGGCAGAAGTTCATCGAGTCCGCGACTGCTGCCGGCTTCAACGCCGGCGAGGTGCAGAAGCTCGCCGACAAGGTCTTCGCCCTCCCGTCCGCGAAGCAGATCAAGGTGCTCGCCGAGACAAACACTGCGGGACTGGCGCTCGACGAGATCAAGCGCAGGCAGAGCCAGATCGAGCGCAACATCAACATCTCGATCAACGTGCACAAGATCGACCCGGAGAACCTGTACACGACCGGCGGGCTCAAGGTCGCAAAGGCTGGTGGTGGTCCGGTCTTCGGCCCCGGCACGTCCACCTCGGACAGCATCGACGCGAAGCTCTCGAACGGCGAGTTCGTGGTCAGGGCTGCGGCTGCTGCGAAGTACGGGATGGGGTTCCTGCACGCCGTCAACCAGGGGCTCTACCAGCCGGCGCAGTACGCCGCCGGAGGTCCAGTGGAGCGTCCGACCTACGTGCCGACTCCGACGCAACTGGTCTACGCGGGAGCCAACACCGGGTACTCGGACCGCGGTTCGGGCGAGCACGTGACCTTCCAGTTCCTGTCGTCGGGTGACCAGCGTCGGGATCAGGACACCGCAATGTTCGCCTACCGCACCCGCATGAGAGGTGGACGCAAGTGACCGGCGCATGGGGACTCCGCTACGACGGCACCGACGCTCTCTTCACGGATGCTTCGGGGATCTACCTCCGGGCATTCCCCGAAGCCGGCACCCCGGACATCACCAACCAGGACGGCAACTACCCGTACGGGGACGGGTCGTCCATGGGTGTCGACACTCGGGGAGGTCGTACCGTCCCGGTCACCTTCGGCATATCAGGCCGCACGGAAGCGGAAGTCCGGGCCAGGTACAGCGTCCTGTCCCGGATGTGGCGGGCGGACAAGGTCCGGGCGACTGTCGGGAAGATGGCCGAGCTCCGCTCGGACCAGGGACGTTCCGCTCTCGGCCGCCCGCGCGACATCGCTCCGACCGATGTCCACTTCGAAGCCGGCTTGATGACCGTCGAGACGAACTTCGCCGCCGTCGACGACCTCTGGTACGGCGACGAACTCTCCGCCACCGCGACCATCGGATACCGGGCGGTCGGCGGCTTCACGTTCCCGCTCGTCTTCCCGATGACGACGGCTCCGAACTCGGACCGGTCGCAAGTGTTCACGGTCGGCGGCGAGGTCGACACCTGGGGCGTGTACGAGATCCAAGGGCCGATCACATCCCCGTCGTTCGAGATCCCGGGCCTCGCACGCTATTCCTTCACCGGCCTCCGCTTGGCATACGACCAATGGCTCACGATCGACACCCAGCCGTGGGCGCGTGAGGTCTACCGAAATGACGGTGCACCGCTCGGCGGCGCGCTCGACGCGGCCTCAACGCTGCTCGCTTCCGCACCAATCCCGCCCGGTCGGCACGAGTTCCTGCTGCGCGGGACCACCACCGGAACTCCCCGCGCGACCGTCCGGTGGCGCGATGCCTTCACGACCCCGTAGGAGCCACGATGACCAACTTCGATCAGACTCCCTGGGCAATCGGTGGGGGCGCGGAGAACAGCCCCGAGACGGCACGCACCGCGGTCTACGCGTCCACGAACGGCTCGGAGGGCATCGTCGGCGTCGGGGACCTCAAGGTCACCGCGCTCGACATCCCGGGCAGCGGCGTGCAGATGGCACCCGGCGCGCTTCTCTCGGTCAGCCGGTACGCCGGCGCGGACCGTCAGACGTACACTTCGCGGCTCGGTATCCCCGACGTGATCGACATCGCGAACACCGGCTCGTCCGGCGGTCGACGGGACTGCGTAGCGGTACTCATCGATGACCCGTCGCAAACGGGCGACGGAGAAGCTGTTCCGGATGACCCCACGACGTATCAGTACGTCAACCCCGTGGTGATCCCGAACGTCGCTGCCTCGGTGAAGAAGCTGCAGGAGATCCCGGGGTACACCTACGCCACGGGCTACGCCGTGTGCCTGGTGAACCAGCCGGCGAACAACGGCACCGTCACGAACGCGATGATCACGGATCTCCGCCGGGTCGCGAACCCGCGCAAGGACTCGCAGATGCTCGCACACGCGCAGGTCGCCGCCGAGGCAGAGCGGATCACCGCGACGTCGCAGGCCGGCGAAGTGTGGCCGAACACGACCGCCGGATGGACTGTCGACGTACCCGAATGGGCGACTCGGGTGCAGATCCTCGCAACGTGGTCGCAGGTCGCTGCCCCCGCGGACGGGAACGGCACCGCGTACGGGCGGCTCTGGGTCCGCCTCGGGGCTGCGAACGACGCAAGCGTCCGGCTCACGCAGGAAAACTCCTGGGACACCCCGGACGTCGCGAAGGGCTCCTCGCGCCAGACCTACACGGTCGCGGATGACATCTACCTCCCCGCCGGTCTGCGGGGCCGGACGATCCCGGTCAACCTGATGGCTCGCCGGGCGGACGCCGGAGCTGCAAGCGAAGCGATCGCGTGCGACGCGGTCTCGGGGGTGGCGCTGCAGGTGATGTTCGTGGAGTCGGCCGACTGATGGTCGGGTGGAAGTACATGGCGCAGCGCGCCACGACGAAGACGTGGCTACACCGGGACATCCCGTTCTTCAAGCGGGACGGGCTCGAGCAGGCACTGTCAGCATCATCAACCCTCAAGGCTGTCATCAGTCCCGACATCGGCCGTCAGCTCGCAGCTGACGGACGTCCACTGTTCGAAGAGCTTGGGACGCTCCTCTACGCCGTCGCCGACGGGAAAATCCGGTGGGGCGGCATCGTGCAGTCGTCGAAGTGGGACGGGCAAGAGTGGACGATCGAAGCGGCGACGTTCGCTTCCTACCCCCACCGAATCCCGTTCCTCGGCGAGTACCGGGGCGTGCAGGTAGACCCGGCCGACATCATGCGAGCCGTCTGGTCACACATGCAGTCCTACCCGGACGGCAACCTCGACGTCGTAGTGACCGGCAAAACCGGCCTCACGGTCGGCACGGACTCCGACGAGAAGGCTGCAGCAGCTACTGCGGTGTACGACGCGAAGAACGCTGCGTACAACGCCGCGAAGACGGAACTCGCTCGACTCAAGAGCATCGTCGCGACGACCCGCGCCACGACGCTCAAGGCGAAGACCACCGAGCGTTCCACGGCGGACAAGAACCTGTCGGGCAAGAAGCGAGCGCTGACCGAGCAGAAGCGCAACCTCACCGCGCAGAAGCGCAACCTCGAGGCGGCGAAGAAGACGAAGGATCCCGCGAAGATCGCTGCCGCGCAGGCCCTCGTCGACCGTGCGAACCAGCTCGTGAGCACCGCGACAGCCGATGTGAACCGTGCGCAGGCGACGTACGACCAGGCGAAGGCCGAAGTCGGCCAGGTCAACCTCGTCATCAGCCAGCGGCAGGCGACGGTCGACGCGCAGGCCAAGGTCGTCGACTCCGCACAGGCCGCCAAGGACAAGGCTCAGGATGCGAAGCAAGCGGCCGAGGACAAAGCACGCGACGACGGTGGCGCGTACAAGATCCTCTGGTGGGACACCCCCAACTGCGGGCAGGAGATCGACAACCTCGCCGAGCAGACCCCGTTCGACTGGACGGAACGGCACTACTTCGACGCCGCAGGGCAAGTGCACCATGAAATCCAGGTTCACTACCCGCGCGCCGGCCGGTACCGCGGCGACCTGCGCTTCGCGACCGGCGAGAACATCACCGAGATCGTCCAGGCACAGAGCGACGGCGACGACTTCGCGAACGAAGTCTTCGGTGTCGGTGCAGGAGAGGGAGCGGGCGCTCTCCGCCGGTCGACGGCCGTGCGGAACGGCCGCCTCCGGACCGTTTCGGTGATCGCGGCGAAGGACGTCAGCCGTAGCGCGAGTCTCGACGCGAAGATCCGCAAGGAGCTCGCAGCACGGTTGAACACGCTGACGTTCCCGAAGATCACCGTGAAGCACACCCGGCAGACCCCGATCGGTTCGTGGAATCTCGGCGACGACATCCTCGTCCAAGCGGAGATCCCATGGCTCGGTAGGCAGGCGATCCGGCACCGGGTCGTGTCCTGGACGCAAGACGACGACACACACGCGACGCTCACTCTCGAGCGCTCGGACTCATTCCTGTACGGAGGGTGAAGCTGATGGCTGGTAGCGAGGATCTCGGACGGAAGGTTGCAGAGCTCGAGCTGCAGATCCAGATCCTGCAACGGGCCAGCCAGGCGCAGCACTCCACCGTCGAAACCGCGAGCGGGACGGTCGGCCTGGGCGATGCCGTAACAACGGCCGTCGACACCGCGGCCGCGCTGCCGGCGGTGGAAGAGTCCGCGGCGTCGGCTCAGGAAACTGCGGACTCGATCGCCGTCATGACCGATGGGTGGGACGACGAACTCAACACCCACCTCGAGGACCTGGCGGCGGAGCTCGACGACGCCAGAGCTGACCTCGAGGATTCGCAAGCTGACATCGACGCCGCTTTCGGCGCGACCGTCGACGGACTCTCCGACGACGTCGAGACGGCGATCACTGCAGCCGGCAACGCGACGACGGAAGCGCAGGTCGCCGCCGACGCTGCCCGAGCTGCAGCCGGCCTCGCCGGCACCAAGGGCGAGACGATCGTGCAGGCGACCGCGCCCACTGGGTCCCGAGCGAACACCGCGAACCTCTGGATCGACGCCGCGAACATCCCGCACGTGTACGGGATGACCGGCGTCGTCGACGACGCAACGAACCGGATCATCCTCCCCGCCGGCACCGCAACTGAGGTCGAGGTGATGCGCACGAACGTCGTGCCCGGCGTTGCAACGCCCGTCGCACTGACGCTGTCGGCGTCGATGAACCTGCCCGGCATCTACAAGGGCGCGGTCGCTCGCCTCCGCGACGGAGCGACGGGCACCGAGCTGGCGTCCTACACGTTCTCCGACCTCGGCGACACCGTCGACGGGAACGCGGAGACGTGGACCCTGCCGGCCGCGTTCCTCGCCACACCGACGTCCTCCGTCCTGGTCGTGACGATCCAGGCGACGACGCCGAGCCCGCCCGAGGTGTGGTCGCTGCACCACAACCTCTCGGCGCGGAACTGGTTCGCCGTCACGGACAGCACCGCGACAAACGCTGCCGCCACCGCTGCCTCCGCGGCCACAGCAGCGCAGGCCGCGAAGGAAGTCGCCGATCAGGCCAACGCCGCCGCCGGCGTCGCGAAGACCGCCGCAGACAACGCGAACACCGCCGCGCTGCAGGCGGCCGGGATCGCGAACGGCAAGGGCAAGGTCATCTACCAGGCGTCCAAGCCGACCGGTACGAACGCCGCCGCCGGGAACCTCTGGATCCGCACCAGCGACAACACCCCGTGGACGTACGACACGTCGGCGTCGGACTGGGTGCAGGTCACCGACAAGACCGCGACCGACGCCGCCGCCACGGCCTCGGCAGCGAACCAGGCAGCAGTCGCCGCATCGAACGCGGCGGCAGCAGCGCAGGCGACCGCGGACAGCAAGCCGCTGATCCTGTTCTCCTCGACGGCTGGCCCCTCCGGGACCGCGCCGACGGGGACGATCTGGTTCCTGTGGGACTCGGCGAAGAACGTCGCCGGGCAGTGGCTGCAGGAGGGAACGCTCGCCGCGCCGGTGTGGACACCGCAGCAGATCCGGTCCGAGGTCATCGCGAACCTCGACGTCGCGAAGCTCACGGCCGGGTCCGCGGCGATCGCGGACCTGGTCGCGCGAAAGATCGCCGCGTCGACGGCGAACTTCCAGGCCGCGAACGTCTCCAACCTCTTCGTCACATCCGGGGCGACCATGTCGCAGGCAGTCATCGACTTCCTGTTCGCGAACGTCGTGCAGGCGAAAAAGATCGTCGCCGGGATGATCGATGCCGGCAGCCTCACGGCAGATTCGTTCACCGTCAAGGGCATATCTGCCAGCCAGTACTTCCTCATCCACCCGGTGCAAGGCGATGTGGACTACGACAGGTACCCTCAGACCAACGTCGGACCCGCCAGCATCGCGTTCAACGTCAACCGGTACCTCGGCAGCGGCTCGTACGACTCCGATCCGACGCACCGGCACTACGCCCAGTGGGTTCTGGACTCGTACAACGGGCGGACGTGGATCGCCGCGTCGCCGTACGTCAACGGGGACGGCGACCCCTCCTACATGCTCAGCATTGGCGGACTCGACCCGCAGAACGAGCGACGCTGGGGTGTCCTCACCCAGGACGGCATTTGGGCAGACACCCTGCGGGTGCGTGGAAACGCGCACGCCGACCTCATGGTGGTGCGACCCGGCACCCTCATCTATCCGGGGCCGTACGGCCTCGGTATGTCGTCCACCACGAACGACCCATCGCCGAAGATGATCATCGACACGAGCTACGACTCGACCGCGGGCGGGCAGCAGCGCGCCAAGATCAACACGTTCGGTGGCCCGATCACGGCCGGGGTTGTGACCGCGACGGACTTCCGCACGGCCGACGGCACGTCGATCATCGCTGATACCGGCTGGATCGCGCTCACCGCCGCGTCCGGGCTCACCGCGACGAACTTCGCGTACCGGATCGCTCGAGGGCAGGTGGAGATCACCGGCTCAATCAAGATCAACTCCGGCCAGTTCCCGAACGGGTACACGACGCTCGGCACCATGCCCGCGGGGGCCCGCCCGCAGAACTACAGCCGCATCCCGATCGGCATGTTCAACGGCTACGTCGCCCTACTGATCATCAACACCAACGGCGCGATGCAGATCGGCGCGAGCTCCGACCGCACCGCCGACACCGTCTACCTCGGCGGAGCCACCTACCCCGCCGACCGATAGGAGACCCATGTCGTCAACCGACGCCATTCCGGACGACCTCGAATGGTCCGAGACCAGCGAACCGGAAGCGCCACCCGAGTACCCGACGGGCCCGATCGGTGACCTGATGCGCCAACGAGACACGGCGCTGAATGAAGCTGACCGGTTCCGCGGTCTGGCGACGATCTACGGGCAGCAGGCCGACACGAACCAGGCGACAGCTGATCAGCTGCAGTCAGCGATCGATCTGCTCAGTCGCTGAGTCCCGTCCCACCCACCGAGCCGTCCTCCGGGGCGGCTTTCGTCGTTCAAGGAGGCCGGATGGCCGGCAAGTACAGCGTCGGGAAGTCGTCCTACGGCGACCTCCGCGGCGTCGAGCAGTTCGTCATGTCCGCCCGGATCGCGCTGCAAGTGCTGTCCGTCATCGTCGACTTCAACGCGTGGCAGAAGGCCCGCGGCGCGGTCGGCTCCCTGTCGGTCAACGAGGGCATGCGCTCGAGGGCCCGACAGTCCTACCTCTGGGCGGTCCGGTTCATCCTCGCGATCGTCGTCGCGCCCCCGTTCACGTCGCGCCACGACGAGGTCCGGCACGGCAACGCGATCGACTTCGGCATCACCCTGCCGGACGGCACGAACCGGGCGCTCACGACCACCGAGTTCGCGAAGCTCCACGAGCTCGTCGAAGCGCGTGGCGGTACCTGGACCGGCGTCAACTTCGGCGAGCCCTGGCACCACGAGATGGCGACCCGCACCGAGCGGATCGCCCCCTACCCGGACGCCGCTGCCCGCGCCGCCGGCACCACACCCAGCCCCCAGAAGCAGCAGCAGACCGAGACCCTCAGGAGGATCCTCATGGCCGCAGCCGACACCCTCACCTACTTCCAGCGGAAGGACGACAAGACCCGGAAGCCGGAGAACACGTACTTCATCGCCGGCCCCGGCCTCTTCGTCGACATCGTCCGCGAGGACGGGTCCGCAACGTGGCTCGTCAACAAGACCGGCCTCAGCTCGAGCGCCATCCGCACGGTCCTCAACCGGGAGGGCGTGAAGGCGGTCGTGCTCGAGGCGCGCGACTTCGACGAGCGCCGGTCCGTGTACCTCGGACTCGCACTCGCCGCGCAGGGGAAGGCCGTCTGATGGGAGACCACGAAGTGACCAAGCCGAAGAAGTTCGACGTCCAGGACATCTGGCACAAGGGTCAGCGTGTCCTGCGGACCGCGTTCACGACCGTCCTGACCGCGCTGCCGATCATCCCCCAGATCGTGCAGATCGTGCAGGGTCAGTGGCCGGCTGCGACGGGGCTCACGGCTGTCGCCGTGCAGGCAGTCGCAATCAACTCCGCGCTCACCGCGATCATCGCGATCCCGACCGTCAACACCTGGCTCACCGCGATCGGCTTGGGCTCCGTGCCCCGCGGCATCGCGAAGGAGACCGCAGCCGCGAAGTCGCCGGAGCTGCAGCCCGCGCAGTTCGCCCCGTCGACGACGGACTACCGCGCCGAGCAGGGCGACGACACCACCACGGCGCAGTAAGCCGTGATCTTCAACCCGGGGGTGGGCATCGTGCAGTGGATCCTCGCTTCGTCGGTGCCCGCCCCCACGTCACCGGACGGCGTCTGGGACTGGATCAGCGGCACCCTGTCCGTCTCGGACATCATCCAGGGCAGCGGGCTCGCCCTGATCGTCATCCTCTTCGCCACGCGGCGGATCCTGACGATCGCCGACCACCGCAGCCGCATCGCCGACAAGGACGCGTACCACGCTGCGATCCTCAAGGAGAAGGACGACCGCTACGCCGCGATGATCGAGTCCCGCGACGAATGGAAGCAGACCGCGGCCGACGAACGCGCAGCACGCGAGAAGGCCGAAGAGGGGTTCCGTGAGTTCGCCGTCGAGATGGGCGGGCTCACCACCCACCTGTTGGGCTCCATCGACGCAGCTGCGGAGAAGCCATGAACGAGCAGACCGCGGGACGGGAAGAGGCACGCCGCGCTCGCGCTGAGGCACGCACCGCCTCGAAGCGCATCGACGCTCTCCTCGAGGCCGTCCGCACCGGGCCGCTCGCGCAGATCCGCGAGAGCCGCGAGCAGAACCACTACACCGACAAGATGCGCCGCATCATCCGAGGGGAACCCTGATGGACGAGGTCCTGAACACCTGGGCCAACGTGCCGGCGTACATCGCCGCCGGCCTCGCACTGCTGACGTTCGTCATCTACGGCTTCGGCTCACCCTGGTACGGCTCGCTGCTCGGACTGTCGTTCTTCCTGAACTTCGGGTCCCTCCCGGCGGTCGTGCTGTTCATCGCGGCACGTCGCCTGATCGCGACCAACGCCACCGGGAGCGCCTCGCTGACGTCCGACGGGCTCGGCTGGCTGGCGCTGCTGCTGTACACGGTGATCGCCCTCATCCAGGCGCTGCAGCTCGCCGTCCTCATCATCGAACGACGGCGCGGTCCCGAAGTCACCGTCCTCCTCGGCCGCGGCGAGCGCCGCTAGTACGAACGAAGACCCCCACCGGTTCCCTCGGGAGCTGGTGGGGGTCTTTCGTCGTTGGGTGGTTAGGCGGTCTTCTTCCAGACGCCGCATCCCTTTGTCTCGAACACGTCGCCGGCGCGGAGGGTAACGGTCGCAGGTCCATCGACGATGTTGTTGTCGATGATGGTGGCATCGGATCCGGTACCGGACTTCCATGCGTAGTAGCAGGTGCTTGACGTGGCGATCGAGTAGGTTCCTGCCGCCGTGTCCGTTCCCACGACGTGAACACCGTCTGAGAGTTCCGAGGCGATTGCCTGCTTCTGAGCTTCATCGAACTGCTTCTGTAGCTCGGCGAGCTTGCTCTTCGCGTCGTCGGCGGCGGCGAGTTTTGAGTCCAGTTCGTGCTGTTTCGCTTCCGCTGCGGCTTTCTCCGTTGCAGCGTCCTGCAGCTTGCCGAGGTACGTATCGCGGTCTTCGGAGACGCTCTTGAGGTTCCCGCGGGCGGCGTCGAGATCCTTCTGCAGGGCGGCGCTGTGTCCCGCCCAGGCGTTGGCGTGCGCGGCTGCCACGCCCCAGCCGGTTCCGAGCGCAGCTGCAACGATCAGGCCGGCTGCTCCAACCGTGAGCGCGGCTCGTCGCGGAGTGCTCAGCGCAGAGCGAATTGACCAGCGGTTGTGTTGCATGGGGCCCCCTCAGTGAACACACCATTCTGTGCCCCGGTACAGGACGACTGCCACCCCTCAGTCGGGGCACATCGAGGCGCTCGCGTCAGTCTTCACGTTCGAAGAGGACACCGAGTGGGCCAATCACCGAAGGACGCACCATCTGCGCGACGGTCCAGCCCTGCGCGGCGTACCGGTTGATCGTCTCGTTGAACGCTGCGACGTGCTTCTCCTCGCTGCCGCCGACGTTGATCGTGACGTACTCGTATCGCTTCATGAGGACATGACACCACGACGAAAGTCTCGTTGCGGATGGGCCGACGGCCTCGGCGCAGGTTCTCGGGCCTATTCGATCTGGCCTGGACGCACGGCGTCGCGCCATACCCAGGCGCAGTCAGTGGCCTGGCCGAATCCCCACTCGACCAGCACCGCGCGCTCCGTGTAGGCGATCACCCGTGCCTCGACCTCGAGGATGCGGTCCGAGTACTGCAGCCACGCGAGGACAGGATCGGGGGTGGGCAGGTCGACCTCCGGCCCGCCGCGCGCGAGCTCGGGGAGGGAGAACGGCGGGCCCAGCGACCACCGGTCCCGACGCCGGCGCGCCATCAGTCGCGACGCGGCGCGAGCTTGCGCGTTGTCACGGTGTCGCGCGGAACCCACGCGCGCTGCAGCCGTCCCTGCCAGGCGATCTCGACGTACACCGCCACGTCGGAGCGCGCGACGGCGAACGCCTTCACCGAGGGCAGCACCCCGATGGCGTCGAAACGAAGGTCGCGGACGGTCACCGGCTGCGGCGGGTCAACCGGCTCGGGGCTCCCGATGCTGTCGAGCGACATCGACTCTGCAGCATAGATCGGGACGTCCTGGTGCTCGGGCGGTGCCCATTTGTGCTCGGGCAT